TCGACCACACCTCCTTCAAACATTGCTTTAAGAATATTGTTCGAGCCTCTTGGAAGATTTAGTTTATAGACTGAAGCTTCAAGTTTTTTAGGGTCAACTGTAGCTTCCTTGTGATCGAAATCAAACAGTGCTGTGTAGGAATCCAATGCTTTACGTGCGGATTCTTCGTTTCCTTTTTTCAAGGCCATTTGGTAGAGATTCCAATAATTCTCTACTAATACCATTCTTTCTGCAGCTAAATTTATTTTGTCGATAGAGCCAAATAGCTCCATTGATAATGAATAGTCGCGATAAGCAGTCGCTTGAGAGACGCTGTGGTCTCTCATAATTATTTTTATAGATTGTGCCGGTGAATATTTATTGTTGAGTCTTAGACTCCAAATGTGAACGAGTCTGTCTTTTCGCAGAATTTCTTCAGGTGTTAGCTTCACCGAATCTTCATCGATGTACCAGGCTTTAATTCTTTGAAATGTGTTGTCTTTGGTAAATTTTACAATATCCATGACAGCGAAAATATCATCTCAAGTCAGGTGAATAAAGGACATGAAAAAGCCTGACATTAGTCAGGCTTTACTGTGTAAATAATTGAATTTAAACTTGCAACAGCAAATTTATAGTGTTATCTTAGACATGGTCTCTTCTAGTTAAGACCAGCCGTTTCTGTGATTTTTATGTGATTTTCTTTTATCAAATCCTCTACAAATTCTGTTACTGAATTTGCTCTGATATTTTCATCATTTGTCAAAACTGCTCGACGGGAATAGTTTATCATAAATTCTTCAATCGTTTTTTCTTTTTGAAATGAATTCTGCCAAAGAAAAAGCACGATATCATAATTTGATATTGCTGTAAATTCTTTGTTGTCGTTGATAATCTTTACCCTCATAATATGAGGGTAAAGGTAGTCATTTTTCCTATGCAAGCGAAAGCTCTCTGTCTTCAAAAAATTCCTGTAAATTTTCATCTAGTATTTGGTTTAAGTCGGTTATTAAAATATTTTGCTTAGAAAATTCTACAAGCCTAGCGCAAATCAAAATCCAATTTTTTATTTTTAAAAAATTAGTGCTTGCACCGTGTTGTCTAAATTCTACCGTTCCGTGTCTCTGAAAGCTTTGTAAATTTAATTTATAATATCTGCTTCCGAAATACTGAGCCATTTGGTTTACCGTTTGGCAGTTGTCTATTTTTGAAAAAAGCGTTGTTCTTCCAAGGCTTTTAAATCCTTTGCAGTATCTGTTGGCGTTCGCTCTTCTGCTTGATGGCATTATTTTGTCGATTTGCTCCTCAATAAAAAATTGATTCTTAACCAGTGTTCTAAAATTTTCTATCGAATAATCATTTGCGTCTAGGTGAACGTGAACTCCGCAAGTTGTATTTACTTGTGCGTTGCTTAGTCTTAAAGCTTTGCAGGCTTTTCTGAAATCCGTTAAACCTTCTTTTCCCTGTAAAATTGGGCTTACCATTTCTTGAGCGCTGATTCCTCTTATTGAAGCGTCCGATACAAATTTCCAGTGTGGTCTGCTTGAGTGGTTGTAGCTTTCGGTTCTTGCTTCAAGGCCTGAGTTTCTAAAGTTTTGCGTTAGGCTTGGATTTGCTCCGAAAAATTCAATTTCTACTCCAAATTTTCTTGTAAATTCAAATTCAAAATTTATCGGAGCAGTCGGTTGTGGGTTGGTAGTTCTTGCTTCATTCCATTTTTTCCAAATGTTGTAAGAAAAGCCTCGGTTTCCGTTACAAATTAAATCAGCAACCTGAAGTCTGGTGAAACCTAAGTCGAATAATGCTTCTCCTTTTTTCGTTTTTGTCCAGTTGCTGTTTAAAATTTCTTCGCGTGTCATATCGTATTGTTTTCTAATTATTTACAAGTCTAAGTACGCTCTAAACCGTCAAACACGCAAGTCATAAGTGCTTTATTTTCAATAAAAAAGCCTGACTAATGTCAGACTTTAAACCATTGCTCTCTCATTTTCATTGCTATATTTGCCGTCATGAGCGGAGGCACACTCATGCCACAAACATACCTGGCATCAAAACCACAAAAATTGAAATCTAAAGGAAATGTTTGCATACGTCTGTACTCAGTTTCATTTGGGCTCCTCTGCTCAGTATAATACACTGATGCTCCAGAACTGACTAATGTTCCCGGAACTTCATTATCGTAATAAATTAAAGTAGAAAAAAAAGCATTAAACGTTTTGATTCCACGATATTTAGCATCCGCAAATTTTAAATTTTGATCTCCAAATTCAACGAATGGAAGTCTTATTTTTATTGATGGCCACAGTTCTTTTGCTTTACCCGTTTTACAATCTTTATCTACAATTTCTCCAAATGTGATTGGCTTATTAAAAAATTCCAATTTCAAAGCAGGAAAATTTAAATCTTTACGTCTTGCAATAAAAAATATTCTTTCTCTAGCTTGTGGAACTCCCATTGTTGCAGAATTTAAACTAAAAATTTGCACATTATAGCCATAATCATTCAACAATTGATAAATCTTGATTGAATATTCTTTTGCTTTACCGGCAATTATTCCCGGTACATTTTCAAGGATAGCTGTTTTGGGTTTGAGTTTATTAATTGTCTCACAAAAAACAAAAACCAAATCATCTAAGGTTTGAATTTTTTGACCTTCATTATATCTGCGAACCTTACCCCAATCAGATTCTCTATTTCCACACATTGAAAATGTTGTACATGGAGGTGAGCCGTCAAGAATATCTAAATCATAAAGTTCTTCAGGTAAATCATCTCTTTTGTTAAAATCTCTAATATCCTCTGTATAAAGGTATTCTGGGCTGTGATTTACAGTGTAGATTTTACTCATTTTCGGATCAATTTCTACACCGCCTAGATGTTGATATCCTGCAAGTTTATAGCCCATTGTAGAGCCACCACCACAAACAAATGTTCCAAAAACTTTTAGGTTTGTTGGTTTAGGATAATCCTCTTGTTTTTGCCAGTCTAAGCTTATATTTCTCATAATCTTTTTTTAAATCTTCAATTAATATTTCTCTATTTTTGAAAGCTTTTTGATTTTTTCTTTTTTTCTGTATCATATTTTTTCAATCCATTTTGTACATTCTTCTTTTGATAACTTTTGACCATTCTTTACTACATTAAATTCTAGATTGTTATCACACATATATTTTATCCATCTTTTTGCAATAACATCAGCAAATCTGGGATCTAGTTCAATTCCTCGGCATTCTCTCCAGGTTATTTCGCAGGCAATCAAAGTCGATCCGGATCCAAGGAAAGAATCTCCGACGATATCCTTTTGTTTTGATGAATTTTTAATGAGATAGCTTACTATATCCAAAGGCTTCATTGTCGGATGATCAGCATTGCGCAGTGGCTTATTAAATTCCAAGATTGTAGATTGTTTTCGGTCCGAAAACCATGGATGCGAGGCACCTTCTTTCCAACCGTAAAGAATTGGCTCATGCTTCCAATGATAATCCTGACGACCCATCACGATTGAATTTTTAGCCCAAATCAAACATTGAGATAATTTGTACCCAGATTGCTTCAGGGCGTTTCGGAAATTTGCTCCTTCAGAATCTGCGTGAAATACATAAATAGGCGCTCCGAGCTCAGCGTTAATAAAACATTCTTGGTAGAAAAGATATAAGAAACTGAAGAACTCATCATTCGACATATTATCATTTTTAATTTTCAGCTTATCCTTTGTACCACCTTCGTAATTTACGTTGTACGGTGGATCAGTAACAATAAGGTTGAATTTTTGATCTCCTAAAATTTTCTTGTAATTTTCTGAAAGTGTAGAGTCTCCGCATGTGAAAACGTGCTTAATTCCTTTTTGAATTGATATCAGTTCATAGACATCACCTTCCACGGTTTTCGGAACTGCAGGTGGTTCCGGATCAAAGTCTTGTTCCTCTTCATCCGGAACAAATGCATTGTCTTTTAAAAATTCTTCAAAAGCTCCTAAATCCATACCTATATCTTCCAGATCAATTTCCTGAAAAAACTCTTCAATCTTACTCCAGTCAAATTCACCATTATGAATATTTGATCTAAGCATGTATTCTTTGAATTCCTCTTCAGATAATTTTCGGTTGGGAACTCTCACATCGATCAATTCTTCGCCTCTTTCCAGGATAAATAAAGCTGCTACTCGCTGATGTCCGGCGAGCAAAATATTATCGAAATCAATAACCGGTATTTCAACTAGGTTAAATTTCTCCAGGCTTTTTTTAAGCCGTAATAACTCCTCTTCAGATATTTGCCTTGGATTAAAATCACAAGGGATTAATTCGGACACCTTTCTTTGCACGGTGTACCATTCTAACGGGGATGAAATAATATTTTCATCACTTAATTTGTCAGTTCTCATTTTATAACTAAATTTGCTTATCTCACTTTTCAAATACACAAAGCCCCCAAACAGAAGACTTTTATAGTCCTCCGCATGGGGTCTTTGTACTCAATATTTGAAAGGTGAGATTTTTGAATTTTGCGGAGGACGTTTTTTCCTCCTTGAGAATTTGTTCAAATAAAGTGAGATCTGCACACTGGGTAAAGGACAAAAAAAACTCTCAACAATGTCTGCTAATCAGACAACAATTTTTGAATATTTTCTTGATCTAAAATATATTCCTGGAGCTGCTCAATTTTCCTTTGAACTGCAGCAACTTTTTTTCGATAATTCTGATCATCATCTGGAGGTAAATCGTTCTGCATTTTAGCAATGGTTTGTTTCCTTCTGCAGATAAGAGATTCTAGATTTTTGTATTTATGGTCGAGCTGTACAATATTTAAATTTGAAAAATCATTTTTGCTCTTCATTGGTAAAACTCGCTTATGCTCCAGATAATAATCTAAAATATATTTATGCTTATCAAATTTCTTCATCACCTCCAAAATCTCCATCTGTACTTCATAAGCATCCGCTTCCTGATCTGCAGGAACTGAGTTAAGCTCAAGCTTCAGCTCGCAGAACTCAAACCACAAAGAATCTACTTCCTGATAAGTTCGGTGCAGTTCCGGAGGATACTGAGCAATCACACCTATAAACTTTGGTCTTTCTCTTTTAAGTGCTTCTGCAGGTTTCGGTTTTTGAATCTTAAGCTCTGGAGAAGTTATTGGAGAATTTTCAGGATCTCTTGGAGAATTGGAAATCGCAATATTTGGCAACTGTGAAATTAGATATGCAATCTTTGCTCGGTTTTCTAAATTCGGAGCTTTGTATCTAATTGCTAGTTTTGGATCTCCTCCGGATGCAAGATAAATTTGTAAATTTTGAGTGTGCTTTTCCATATTTTAAAAAAGCTCCTATTTCTAGGAGCTTTGAAAATAAAATTTTAAATAATATATATGAAAAGAAATTATGGGCTATTTTGTGACGGACGGTTTTTCCGCTGCAGGTTTCTTTGGTTGTGCTTTCAGCAATGTTTTTAAAAGCTCCAGTTCCGCCTTAAAATTGATCGGAGTTCTAACTTCAATTAGTTTTTGAATTTTTTCTTTTGAATAATCCTTCAGCAATTCTACACCGCCTTTTCTCAAACAAAGAGTGTGACTTCCAGATTCCCAAAGTTGCAAAGCATTTTTAGGAATCTCAGTCAGTTTTGTTTGGGAATTGTTGGATCCAATGATAATGGATCCAACAGCGACTGTCAATAAAAAATTATCGTTATTTATCATTTTTAAGGTGTTACTGGAGTTGGAGCTGTATCTGGAGCTACAACAATTTCTCCGTCGAAAGCATAAAGACCGCTACGAGCTGTAACATTGAAAGCAGTACCTGCGTTTTCCTCATACTTCTTTGCCGTAGTAGCATCTGCTTTTGTCATATAAGCATCTAGAACGACCCATTTTTGACCTGTACTGTCAACGACAACGTAACACATTGGTGTATTTTTATGCCTCTTAATGAACCCAACATTCTTTTTAATGAAGTTTGGAAGCATTCCGTCGAATTGTGCCTGATCTTTCATGTTCCCTACGGGTCCGACAAGATTATTCTTTAATTCATTTTCATCAATCATACACGTAGTTTTTTTAAAACCTTTACCAACAACAGGAACTAATGCCACAAGCGTAATTCCATCTGCGTATGATGTATTTTCATTTACAACAGGCTTCGTGACTGTCTGTAGCTGATCCATAGGAGTGTAGTAAATGTCGGCTTTTACACCGCCAACAATCTCTTGGTTTGGGCAATATCCCATATTTTCAGTTCTTACTGTTTTGAAAGAACATCCTTCGTCGATTTCGTCTGCCATTACTTTATTTTTTTAAGATTAAACCACTGTTACCTCCAATAAGAGCAAGAGCGAGATTTTCATCTGCAGCAATCTCCTTTTGGGTGTAACCTTTACCGTCTATTAAGATTTTTTTTGGAGCTTCATCTGTAAATTGATAATTTTCACCATCAAACTTAAAAGATAAACCTGGCTCAGGTTTTGAACTTTTCGGAGAAATCTCTTTTTGAGAAATAGCAGCTTCTCTTTCTTGAAGATTTTCCTCTCTTTCTTGCAGTTCAACTGCCTTTTTTTGAAGTTCCTCCGCTGATAAATCAGAGAAGGAAACTTTTATGTCTTTTTTTTCCATGTAATTTTATTGAAAAATTGTTTTTAAGCGACCAAACCCTTCTCTGATGCGTAATACAACTGATTCAATTCAGCGTTATTAAGACCTCTATTTTTAGTTGCATCCGGCGTATGTACAAAAGTTAATTCGTTAATTGCAAATTCATAACCCAAAGTAAATTCACCTAAAATATCCAGTTCTCTTCCAACTTCCTGAACTTGAGTAATAGTAGCAGGATTGTCGATAGCATCAACCATTTTTACAAAACCATTGTCAACTGTTGAAATTATAGTTCCTTTGGTTAATCCGTCAAGACCAATAATCTCTCTCTTTCCAAGTCTAGTAACTAGTTTGTCCCCATCTTTGTAGATCGTATTCTTACCAAATTGATCTTCATAAGCAATTGCATAATCTTCAGCATCTGTAACAGAAGTGAAAATTTTCTTTACTTTTGATTTCATCAATTCAGGGAGCTGTCTTTCGTATTTTGTGAAAACATCAACAATATTTGATTGCGTAATTGCATCTCCTGGCATAAGGAATGCCGGGTTTTCTTCATTTAGCAAAAGCTTTCTGATAATCTCATTAAGACCATCCATAGAAAAGCCAAATTCAGGACTATTTAGACCTACTTTTGCAGCATTATAAACGCCTTGAATTGAAAGAATATTTACGTCATCGATGATCTTGCTTAATAACAGATCAATTGAAAGCTTTGAGATTGACTTATCCTTAAGTCCTTTACCTTCGTCGTACATTTCCTGAAGAACGGTACCTATAATCTCAGCAGGATTTAATCTGAAGTCGAACTTTTGATGATAGTTCTTCATTGTTTTTTTTCTAAACTGTACTTCTCCGAAAGGAGTAACTTTTTTAGAATCAAAGCCTTGAACTACGTGACCGATTAATGAGTGTAGAGATGGATATTCCCCTCTAACTTTTGTAATTGTAGTGGCATGAGCATTAAGAGCGATGGAAGAAGACAAGACAGCAGCTTGTAAAACTTTTGGATTCTTCTGTAAATATCTCCAAACCTCGATTTTGATTTCGTCAATTTTCATTTTTAAGAAAATAATTTTGTTAATAATTTATTGTGCTCAGCATTTGGATCGATGTATCCTTCTATCAATGTTTCAGGATCCTTTCCATTATTCTTTATAAAAGAGTGAGTATTAACAGATTCACCGTATTTTTTACAAGTTGCTGATAAAGTTGAGATTGCATCTACAGCAGAAGTTCCTTCAGGAAGTTCAATTCCGTTTGCTGTAAAAGCTGAAGCAATAGCAGTATCTATGGAACCTAGAGTAGCCGTATTTTCTGCAACTGTTGTAGTAAGATTTGTGATCTGAGTATTCAGACCGCTAACATCATTGGCAGCCAAAGAAGATTCTATTGAATCTAATTGTTCCTCAGTAAGACGAACGTGTGATTTTGCAAAAGGATTTACACCTGAATGAGTTTCCAAAACGGTCACTCCTAAAACGCCTAGAATTGCGGTATGTTTATTCATAATTAAAATTTTAATAAGGCTTGTTCCAGAGTCATTATTTCGTCCACCAAGCCAATTTTTAGGGCTTCTGTAGCGTTGTATGTCTTTCCTTTGAATACATGACCGTCATCCGAGAGTTTGTCGCCATAATTGGCTTTGATGGTCGATATAAATTCGTCTGTAATTATTTTAAGGCGCTCTTTGTAAGGCGCTTCGTTACCGCTGATCAATTCTTTGATGTCGGCATTTTTTTCTGTGGATTGTGGAGCATAGATTTCATAAATCTTTGCACCCCATTTTTCGAACATTGCTGAAAAGTCCTGAAATGATAAGTAAGTTCCAATAGAACCAATATGACTTGCAAACGGACTGGCAATTTTCATGTTACATGCTGAAGCGATCCATTCAGCAGCTGAACATTGCATTTCTGATGTAAATGCAATTGTAGGTTTCTTCATATTTTTGATGAAGTCTGCAAACTCAGCAGTTCCGGACACTTGACCGCCTCCGGAGTCGATATTAAATAGAACTCCGGAGATGTTTGGATTAGCATCAATATTTCTGAGAATATTTTGCATGTCCAAGGTTCCGAGAGTATTGTATGTTGAATACTTTACAATCGGACCGATAATATTAAAAACAACTGGATATTTGCTCGCACCATTAGAATTGGCGCTCATCTGAAGATCAAGGGACTTAATAAATTTTTCCTGCACTTTTTCTGCAGAAACAAGAGTATTGGTTTTGAAGCCGATAATCATTTCAGTTAAAAATGACATTAGATAATTTTTATCTATTGCCAGAGGAGTATTAAAAAAATTAAGTCCGTTCATCTTCTTGATTTCACGGACAAAATTGTTTTAATTTCGAAGGTTAGTAAAGGACAGAAATTGTTTACAAATTCCTAATTTTGGGTTTAATAATAGTCTCTCCGGAGATCGCAATGGTGTATTCATCATCTCCTGAATTATTATTGAGTCGATTATCTATGAAGTCGATTTGTAGAGGTTCCCGGCTATTTCCATAAAGTATTTTATCAGTATTGGTTACCTCAATGATAACAAAACCTTTACGGTTAAAGTATTCTTCACATTTTTTGATGCTCTCCGGAGATAAATCTAATAAAGGAAAACTTATATCAATTTCAGTATAATCGTTTTTAAGCCTTCTTTTTGAATTTACACTCCGGGATAGTGTCTCCGGAACTATGTTAAAAATATACAAAGCTTTTTTGCGATCCGGAAATACTCCATTAAAAACATTAATGTAAGAAACATCGGACGCACGGTAAATTTCTAACGACCTTATCTCTCTAAAAAAAGACTCAGATTGGTTTATAAACTCTTCCATATTTTCGGCGCAATTTTACACATAAATTTATTTGAATTTATGTAGGTTTTTTAATTTATAACGGTTAAAATCCTTTCTCAGAGTTTCGTAGGATAATTCCTCCTCTGTGATGTCATACATTGCAATAAAATCAAGAATCGTTGTCTGAAATTCAATTCCGTAATTGAGTTGATTAAAAATACAAGTGTTGTAAAGCTCCTCCCTGATATTTCTTTCAATCAGGTGCGACAATTGGAAAGCTCGTTTTTGACCATGTTGGAAACCATTTCTTTGAGCCTTATCTAATCCTAACGTCATGGTAAAATAATCGCTTTGACTTTGCATTTTGTTGAACGTATATCTTCGGTCCGACTTTTTTTGCAATGTGTTGATCACAACCATTCCAAACAACGTTGTTTCTTTGGCTTGATAATCTTTTCCGTATTTGATCTCTAAAATTTTTTTAAGGTACCGAGGAACCGGTAGGTGGAAAGTAATTTTTTGCATTCAGTTGATTAATAAGCTGCAAATAAATAATAAATCTGCTTACAATGAGAGTACAATTTTAGAAAAATATGCCTTAAAATATAGAAGTGATTTTGTAATTGTGTAAACCCATCATCAATAAAGGATTTACAGAGATTTTGTAAAGTGTAATGAGATTTTAACCCTTTTTTTTAAAGTGTAAACCCTTATTTTATTACAGATAATTCTGTAATTCTTTTACTAGTTACACTTTAAAAAAAAAAGTGTAATAAATATAAAATCAAACCTTTGCCAATACTATTACAGAATTACATCTTCAAAAACTATTTTAAAAAGTGGTGGAGAGGAGAGGGTGTTGCGAAATTCCCCCGGGTAATATAAAAAAGGAATCCCCGGTGCTTTCGCCCGGGGATGACCTATTTATTTTTTTCTGTAAGTATGTAAGGGCGGTTGATTGGCTAAAGTGCCTGAGAATCGCCTAAAAATTTTTTTTCCTGATTGAGAACTGTATATGCTATTATGGACTAATGCACATGTCAGTGTAACAGTGTAACTTTAATTATTAATCCAATCTGTTAATGCTTCTACAACTTCTTGTAGGTTGCATTCTATATCTTCCAGTTCAGCCGTTTTCTCTTGATATTTTATTCCGGCATCGCTTTCTTGCCATTTTTCTGAACGACTCTCAAAGGTCTCTTCTCTCTTTTCAACTATTTCAGCAATTTTCTCAAATTCTGCATTTAATTTTTCAAGCGTTTTATTCATGATTTTTTTTTTGTAAAATTATTATTTTTTTTGAATAACATGAGTATTTTCATTATGTCCAATCTGTACGAAATTTTCAGCAAGGCTTTCATGATAAGCAGCTCTATCTTTAAACTTTTGAACATAATAGTTTATGTTTGCCTTGTCTTCAGGAAGTAAAACATTGGCATAAACCAACTGATCTTCTAAAGACATACCTTCGCCTTCATATAAGAATCCTAGGCGCTTATTTGCCCTATAAATACCGTATAACCATTGATTGCTTTTCTTCATGCGGACTGCGATAATATCGAGTCCGGAGAATGCAATATTAAGCGTCAGAGGCTCTTCATTATAAGAAAGGATCTGCATTGGAATTTCCTTCAGTGTTGAATCTGAAATTGGATTGTTTTGGCTCAGCTTCTGCATTAAGTCTAATGATTTTAATATGCTCAGTTGTTTTCTTTTTTGTTCTTCCATTTTCGTCCGTTTTGATATTTCCGTTTTCATCTCTTTCATCAAGATTCTCCATTATTCTATCTTCAAACTCATATCCATTAACCTTGCACCAAATATTTGTTTTCTTTTTGAAAGCATTAGAAGTCATATTGCCGAGATACTTGAAATTTTTCTGTTTTGCTTTTCCCAGAACATCATCCTTAATCATTTTCTGACCAATGATATTTGGATAAAACTCATCAGCCCATTCTTTGAACCATTGTCCCATCTCAGTTAAATAAGCTCTCATTTTAATATTTCCGTCCGGAGCTTCTATCTTTGAATCTTGTTGCATGTAAAAAACTGTTGATTGAAAGACAAAATTTAAAAATTTAAACCATTGATCGGTTTTCCAGTCCAGGAATAAAGAATTATTAAAATCATCTTTCGGATCTCGTTTTTCTCTTTCGTCATTGGACGCATGGTAATAATCAGAAAAGCCCATAACCAACCTTCTACGGGTTGATGATCCGCGCTGATCTTTGATTGAATAGTTTGTTGAAACACCGAATTTTGGAGAATTCCTGTAAGCCAGATTAACTTTAGCTTCAAACTTTTCATTTACCGTCAACTTTGATGTGATAACAGAAAAGAAGCTCTCAAGGTTGAAATTCCGACGAACGTCGTCAAAAAGAATAAAATCTGTATGCTGGTTTACTCCTTCAAATAAGAATTTATCATTCTCAATATCGCCTTTGCCATCTATATCGTGTCGATTCATGAAATATCTCATTGCTTCAAAAAATAAAGATTTACCAGCTCCTCCTTCTGCAACATCGTCTTCAATTACGGCATTATCGGCAGCGAAAAGTACCCAAGGTTTGGTTGGATCCTTAAATCTATGTCCGGAATAACCAAAGGCAAAAATTTTATTGATTAAATGCTGTTTTTGCTCAGTATTTTCTATGTCTGATAAAAATTTACTGGTAATTTCAAAAAGAGTTTTATCATAAAAGTCCTCTTCTTTATATCCAGCATCAATAAAATTTCCTCTTTCTTTTTCCCAGTGAATTCTTGATACCTGAACTAAATAATTTAAGAAATCACATTCTTTTGTTAGAATTTCTATATCGTAAAGACCATCGCCGGTTTTCCAAATTTTAAAGTAAGGATTGTCAACTTTGAATTTTTTAATCTCTTTTGCAGTAATTTCGTGATCAGTTTCTTCTTTAATTAAATTATCTATTAATTGAGACTGCAGAACATAATTCTTAAAGTGAGGTTCCTGATCAATCCCGGCTTCTTTAATTCCATCTGCAGAAACATTAAACGCTCGATCCCCTAAAAAGAAATATTGCTTAGAAGGTGTGAAGTCAGTAAAATCTAAAGTCCGGTTGTGCATGTTTGCCAAATGTCCATCAGTGATTTTCTGAGAAGTAATAAGCATGTTTAAAAGTGCATAAGGAATTTCTCTTACTCCAAGCTGATCTTGTTTCTCCAGGAGAAAGTTCCTGAAGAAATCTTTTATTGACTGTGTAGTCTTCAGTTCTTCAACAACATGACCATGTACTCGTGCAAAGTAATATCCATCTTTTCTGGAGTGATCATCAATTCTGCAGAATCCGTTTAGTCTTAAAAAATAAAAGGCATACATGTGATGAAAATTATATGTGGTTCTACCTTTTTCAGAAACCGATGCCTCCCAGAACTGAGCGGGCATTGCAAGACTTAACATCTTTTTAAGTTCATACCTGAGCTGATCGATAGTTTTGCGCTGATTCGAACGTACAAAGTCTTTAATATCTTTTTGCCCGGCGAATTTGAAATATTTATCAAGCCATAAAGTTTTCATTGCCAGGAACTGAAGTGCGAGCTCTTTACCTTCACGTTTTCCTGTAGTGTCTGCATCCGGAATATAAACTACGTCATGAGCCATGTTCATCAATTCTTTCATCAAAAATTTATCTACATTTTCCGTTTCAGAATTAAACCATATAACGTATTCTCCCAAGCTTAATAAGTTTAATCCATCACTTCCGCCGGTGGCGATACAGATTCTTTCAAGTTTGAAGTTTACATCTTTTGTAGGTATATCTTCAACTTTTTTCTTTTCCTTATCTGCAATTCTTTGTCTTTCCTCTTCAAACTTCTCTGCATATATTTTCCGTATACGATCTATTCCAAAGACAAAACCTTTAGGTCGACCACCAACGTGTCTAAAACGTCGGTCTTTTTTGTCATCTGAATACTTTTTACTGCCTTTCGGCATATATATTTTAAGCCATTGACCAATTTGCTTATCTGTGTTTATATATGCTAAAATTGGAAATTTGTCTGTGGCAATAAATCTGAAAACTTTCTTTTTTTCTTCATTGAAATAACTGTATTCTGACAGTGAATAAAGCTTTACTTCGGAACAATTTTCTTCTGTAACATGAGGTCCCAATATATCAAGCTCGTATTCACTAAAGTCCTTAGTTTCAAAATGAAATTTCTTTTCGTTTAAGTCATTAGGCGAATCCTCCAAATCATATTCCCTGAATTCATATTTATAAAAAGTTCTAGATTCTTCAAAAATTTCGATTCCTCTAGAGTTTTGTAGTTCCCGACCAATCTCTAGAATTGCTTCAGAATATGAAATGTTGTTTTCTAAAGAATATAGTCCGAAGCAGTCTTGAGATTTGACGTCGCCACCCCAATCAGTAAGTCTATATCTGTCTTCGACTAATTTTAGCGATGCAGAAGCAGTTCTGTCATCATTCCTGATTCTGAAATTTTTTCTTGTATCAGCTTCAGGGTATATTTTTAAAATTTCATCAAGACCGCCATTCGTAGCATTGAGAATTTTAATTGCGGAATTTTTTAATGAATCGCTCATTTTTGATTTTCGTTATTATCTTCAGGTTCTGCTGAAGTTTGACTATTTTCATTTTTTACAACCTTGATCAGTTTGTTGTGAACCGTTATATATCCGAGCTCTACCATCCGGTCTCGATACCAGGTTGTATTGACATTAAATTTGTCTCGGAGCAGCTGATAAAATTCTTTTTGGCTGATAAATTTTCTATTACCTTGGAAAACTTCATTTATGAATTTTTTATAAAGCTTATTCTGATCAACTGGTCTCCGGTTTTTTTTATCTTTCAGATAATTATTGCTTTTGCTCAGGGATTTTTCATCTATCAATCTTTGCCGTTCCTCAAGTGTTTTTTTACCGTCATTTGGTATCCAGGTGTAACCATTAATTTTTTTATAACTCATGTTATTCATCGGGTTTGAATTCATCAAGGGCTAAAAGAAATAATCCAATCATAAGAAGTTCGCCTGGATTAACAGTTTCAATATTAACTGAACTCTCAAGTTTGCTTTTCCACTCTTCAAAATTGCTTTTTGGATTAAGTGAGATATATTCTCTAAAATTTAATTTGTGTCTATCCACTCCTTTAGTAATTTCTTTTTCTAAAGTTCCACCAGGGAAATCTGTTAAAATTTTTTCTTTTAGTTGAGATTTGAATTTTTCAAGTTCCATGATTACCAGTTTTTTTTAAAATTCTATAATTTGAAAATAGAAGGCAGATTTTTATTAATTTATTCTTCATCCGGAATAACATTTTTTTTACACCAATTCTCTGCTGATTCCTGACTAAAGTCTCGAATAAAAGACTTTGCAGAATCAGTATTTTCAAAAGAAATATTTTCTTCCATCATACAATCATATCCACCGTCATCAATGTAGTAACTGTAAATTTTTACTATAGGATTACTTGTTTCACTATCTACATCTCGAAAAACTAGTAATTGCAGATTAATTTTAAGTTGAAAAGCTTTGTAATTCATTTTTTTGTTTTTTCTAAATGACTATAAGGTTTGTTTTCTAAGCATAACTGAAGCTTTTTTTTTGCAATTTCCGGCGAGCTTCCTCCCATCGTGATTATGCCCTTTATATTTCCCGGTATCATGCACCAGGCAAGATGTATATTTCCATTTTTTCGAGTTTTAATATCTATGCTCATTTTTATTGAATTTATTTAAAAACAGTTGTAAAAGCTTCCGTTTTATGAGTGGCTTGTGATTTTCCAGAATTCCTTGTTTCTTTATATTCTATTTTACCGGCACAATTTGCCCAATAAACATATTCACCATCATAAAACCGATAGACTTTACATCCGTCTTTCTCAAACAAATATTCTAAATCGAAGTTTCCTGTTTTTTCAGTTGTTTTTCCTTCTCTTTTACAACTTGTTACAAGAACTGCAGATAAAATGATAATAAATTTTTTCATATAATTTTTATTGATTTCTTGTTATAGATTTTATTTCGACTGTAATCTTTCGACTTATTTTAAGAACCGGATTTTTCTGAAAATCTGTAGGTTTTCCTTTATCCAGGATTACGAATTTGTTTTGGATAAATGTGCTGCCAAAAATTTCATTAAATAAAACATTAGCGTCAACCATGCATCCTTTTTCAAAAGTGATTAATTTCCCGCTTTCTGTATCCTGAAAGCTATATTTACCGTTGTCTTTCATAATTAGTCTTCGATAAAATTTTCAAGCTGAAGAACTTCTGACATCTTTCTATTTAGAGAGGCTTTTGTTTTAAAAACTTCGAGTGTTTTCCAAGACAGTTCATCAGTTTTACACTTGATTTTAAGATTTGAATAGTCCCTGCGCAGAATCATAAATCCTTTATTGATAAGCTTTTTAGCGTCATTGTCACTTAATGCCATATTTAAATTTTAAAATGTTTTAAAAACAAAACCCGGAGCGAAGAATCGTTCCGGGTAAAAAAACTAATAACCATGAAAACTCAATTAAACATGAGAATCACTAATACGAGCGCAATTTCCTGTAGCTTAACCCCTTATTGTGTAGAAGTCAGGATTCGAACCTGAACGAGAGTAGTCCTGCATATAGCTCCAAACTTGTTTATCCTCTCTTACTTTGGTTAGTTTACGGACTCTTACGATGCTTTGATCTGCCGTCAGCGTCTGCCAGTTCCGCCACTTCTACGATAAAAGCACTATTTTGAACATCTGCTCTGATCAGGGTGATTTGAAAAAAAATAACGATTCTAACTATTACTTTTTCAAGCCCCTTTCCTGTAGTGCTTTATTTTTTTATTTCTTCATTCCTGCTAAAAAGCCATCTAAGAATGATCTTATATCTTCTTTTGTAAAATCAGAGAACATTGTCTTGTGTTTTCTTGACTCTTCGAATAAATCATGAATCCGATTATCAACTTTAAGTACTTGATGAAGCATAAAGAGTAAATCTCCTTTAGTTCCTGAGAGACTTGCTACGGTCATACCTTTATTACGATCTATTTCGGTTGAGCAAATTGTTACTAAAGAAACGCCGTGAGGAACATTTTCAACCAATTTGATCATTTGTTCTCTCCATTCTTCTACTTTAAAATTCGGACCTTTTCCTAGATTTTCATTGTGTACACACATAATTTTCAGTTTTAATATTAATATTTTTTTAAATTTTTTGTAAAATAAAACGGCGTTGCATTCCTTCTGAACTGGTTCAACCCTTCACACCGCTTTGAGAATAAATACATCGGCTATTTTGCCGGTTGTTCTGTTGTTAAAATATTTTCTGAAGTATATCCTTCTGATTCAAAAAAATTAACAGCAGCCATTTTTGTGAATGTTGAATTTCCGAAAGGCTGTTCATTATATTTTTTTGCAGTGTTTGAAACAGCACGCTCACCAACACCTAGCGCTAAAGCTAATCCTAATCGAAAATTAGAGTCTTCTAAAATTCTTCTGATTATATCAAAGTTTAAATAATACATCATCATTGTATAATTATTCGTAGATTTGTTTGAACATTTATACAGCAAATATATAAAATAGTTCGGCAACAATTGCAAAAAGTTCGGCAACTTTTTTAAAATTACTTGTTATGCAGAGAAAAGCGACTGATAATCAAAACGATAAAACACAAATTTTAGACGGAATTATTAAGAAAGTGGAAGAATTTCACCTGACTCCTTATGAAATTTCTAAAAATACGGGGCTTTCCGATACTGGAGTTCGGAAATTATTAGGAGGAAAAACTAAAAATCCTAGCATTGATACTCTGAATAGAATTTCAAAATATCTAGATTCTATAGAAAACAGTCCAGAAAAATGCAACGAAAAAACAATCGATTTAGAACTGATCAACAATAAATTAGATTTTGTTATAGAAAAATTGGAAAAGATGGAGATTAGAATGGGAAGTAATGAATTGTTGCAAGAAATAATGTTTGAGCTACAAAAAAATTCTTCCAGTCCGGAAGAATTAAAAAAAATAGAGAAAGATATTTTAAAAAAGCAACAAGCTAGTTCATAGCAAGCACAAAATTTATTGTTTCTTTAATGTTTATTTCAAGAACAGGTTTCTTAAGTTCTTTAATTATAAAATCTTTTTTATCGAATCCAGCTTCTAGAAGTCGGATTTTTTCTTTTACTAAAAGCAAAGTTTCAAAGTATTCTTCTCTTTGGATTCTTCCGGCATAGAATTGTTGTTTAGCTATCCGGAATAAATCATCACAAATCTGTAGCTGTTCCCTTGTCATTATTTTGTTTTTGGAGGTTTTTGATTTCGTACTCAACCTTATCATCTAAAATTAAAACTTTAAAATATCTATGAAGATATTTTGATAGAATTAATAAGACTAAACTGAGACCTAAAGCCACTAACCTAAAAATCCAATCAGAGTCAATGTTCAAATTTATATCCAATAAAAAGAAGCCTAAAAACATACTTATATATACATACATCGGTATGATGTAAGACATCCAATGAGGCTTTAATTTGGAAACGTATAATATTAGAAGAGGTGAGATACAAACAGAATAAGACCAAATCATTGCTGCTAAATTCGGAAATCTATGTCCAACAACAATTTCATCTGTGTCAATAAAGAAATTTAAAAAAAAATCTGTGTAAGGGATTGATGAAACAAAAATCATCAAAATGGTAGGAGTTATTTTTCTTATACTCCTACCATATTTTTTGAAAAAAGGATATTGATTAAAATTAACGTCTAGGCGGTGTAATATCTTTTGGATCCAAACCTTCAATCGTTTCCGTTCCTGAGGTAAAAGTTCTACCTTCTGTAGAGTCAGCTTCTTTTTTGTAATAGTTTTCATTAGTTAATACTTCTTGTTCATTTGGTTCAGCAACTGTTCCGTCATTTCGCTCGCATGATACAATACTTAATACTGTTAAAGCTAATAAGATAAATTTTCTCATTGTATAAAATTTTGAATGTTAAATTAGACATCAAATATCTTACAAATTTTAAAACTTATCAAAGGACTTAATAGTTGCCGAACAAAGATACAAATTACCGAACAATTGTACGAATTTTTGTACACGTAATTATGAAGTAGTAGTTTTGAAATAATAAAAAATAGTTTAAAATCGTTGATTGTCACGATTTTGTCACTTAAAAAAAAAATTCACGCTCTTTGAAATGCTGTAATTAATTGATAATGCGTTAGGTGTAAAATCTTAAAAACATAGGTAATTAGTCCGGTTCCCGCTACTACGGAGCTTTTTAAGCTCAAAATAATATATCGCGGGGTAGAGCAGTAGGTAGCTCGTCGGGCTCATAACCCGGAGGTCGCACGTTCGAGTCGTGTCCCCGCTACTAGGAAAAATGTCTTCGGTAGACATCCAAAAATACACCGCGGGGTGGAGCAGTAGGTAGCTCGTCGGGCTCATAACCCGAAGGTCGCACGTTCGAGTCGTGTCCCCGCTACTTTTTTTTTAAGAGAATAAATACATTTACGCTATTAAGATTTGCTTCAAAACAATTTTGATTAGAAATGTGTCTATTCTTTTTTTTTGTCACGAATCTCGTCACGTTAAAAAAAAAGTCGTGACGGCCGGTTATAAATTTCTAATTATGATCGGACAAAATCAATTATTACCATTTATTAAGAGCAAAGATGTTAACAACATATTTGCACCTATGGATTATACATTTTATTTAAAAAATGAACCTGATAAGCGAGGGAGAAAACCTGTTTATATTAACATTAATGTAGGAGGTAGAAGAAAGAGAATTCCTGCAGCAGTAAAAATTGAGGAGAAATATTGGGATTCAAAAAACATGAGAATTCTTGATACTCCAGAAAGCCGGGATCAACATCTGTTATTAAAGCAGATTGATGCAAAGATCACTTCAATTAGAATGAAGCATCGCCTTTCTGAAGTTCCATTGACTTTACAGTCTTTTCTTGATCAACTAAAAACAGCTCCGTCGACCGTTGATTTCGGACAATTTTATAAAAGTATCAGGGACATTCAACCAATGAAACCCAATACATTAGCAAAACATGATTCCGTTTTTGAAAAATTAAAAGATTTTAGATCGCTCGTAGCGTTTCAAGATATAAATTATAAGTTTATTGATGAATTCAGATCGCATTTAAAGACAAAATTTAAAAATGCTCAGTCTACAATAAATTCAAACATTGCTGTTTTAAAAAAGTATCTTTCACTTGCTGAGAAGTACGGAATAAAGCTGGGATTTGATTTGGATGATATTCAGGTTGGCGATACAGGTGGAAGAATAATCTGGCTTGATGAAAAGGAAATTAGTAAATTACATGAATATTATTTTTCGAGTTTCATTCCAGATAATTATAAACTTTCCCTTGGATATTTTTTAATTGCATGTTACACCGGATTAAGAATATCAGATGTAAAAGCAAGAAAGAGAGAAGAGATGCTAGAGGAGTTTCTCCGAGTGGTTTCATTTAAAGGAGGTAAAGATTTAACGCTTTACCTTATTCCAAAAGTTCATGATATCATAAATTCGAATCCGGATCTTTTCATCACGCTATGGACAGAGGTAACAATGAATAAGCATTTAAAGAAGATATCCAATACTTGTGGAATAAGGAAACGTCTTTATTTTCATGTTGGCAGGCATTCTTTCGCGACAAATTATCTAATTAAAGGTGGACAAATAGAGAACCTGCAGACAATTTTAGGTCACACCAAAATTATGACAACTATGAAATATGTACATGTTGCAAAAGATACTGCAGCACGAAGTATGATGTTAATGCAATGAAAAACGGAGACTAATAAGTCTCCGTTTCAATGTCTACCATATAATATTGATCAGATTCAGAATTCTTTACCCAGGACTTAATCCAATGCTTTTTATTATACGCGAAAATTTCGGACCTGATATTATATTTTCTAAGTTTTGATTTCAATATTTTGAAAGACCACTTGAAAGTCCAATTTCTTAATCTATTCAAAAACCAATCCTTTACGCTTTCTGCAAAAGCAATTCCGTGAAGCCCGTCCGGGTTTTTTGCATGATTATCTCCATTGTTATCCAGGCCATCATAATATACGAGCATAAAGGAATTTGTCTCAGTCAGTGCTTTAGCAGTTCTGACTGCTCTAAAATCAACTAACGGAAGGCAGAATCCATTTATTTGAATTTCGGTAGTATCTTTCGGAACAACCAATCGATTAAGCTCGTAACCATTCTCATCAAAAAAAACAGATGGTAAATCAACGCCTTCAACTTCCGGAAATTTAATATTAAAATAAGTTTTGTCATTTCTATTTCGATCAGGATCTTCGACTTCAGTTTCTCGAAAATCTTCAGGTTCTTTTGTTTTGTCAATAATGATCCTATTCATTACTGCAGTATTATTTTCAAATGATAAATCGTAATTTCTTACATTTTTAATGAAATTTACAAGCTCTCCGAAAGTCATATCCGGAACAGCTCTTTTAAGATCAACCCGGTTAAAATTAAATACAAAAGGAATTGCATCTCCATCAGCTGTATTTTGTCTCATTGGATTAATTTTAATATCAGCTACACCTGTGTTGACACCTTCAGCATCAATCAGATCATAGGATACACGTCCGAAAAATTCTAGGGTTATCTCAGGTTTATCTTCAGCATCATCAATTCCTACCTCGATAACTTGATCAAAATTTAAAAAAGCCTGTGTAGTTCCGCTTCCAATTGTACTTAAAATAGCCCCATCTCTTTTTATAGTTAACACACTATTTCCGTCATTATTAGTGAAGCAACGACCAATTATTCTATACTTTCCCGGAGCATCAATTTTAAATTTTTTAATCCAACGCCCGAATATATTACCAGCAACCACTTCATTATCATAAAATTCATTGACAAAAACTAAGCTCTTCTGATAATTCTGCTCACCAGTAGTATAATATTGTTCTGCAGAAAATAAGAGTCTTTGCTTGAGAACCGGATCCTCTAAAATATCCCCTGTTAAAATAAAACCGGCATCCTGAAAACCTACTTTTAAAACATGTAGTAAATAGGGAAGAGGGTGCAGAATATTTCTGTTTACGACATCCCATCCATTAGAGTTTTCTTGAATCTCATTTTTTGGAAATTCTTTTGTATTTGTGGCAGGATTTAATTTTCTTTCATTTATAAATGAGTTAAAATACTTCCAAGCTTCACTCTCCAGGTCAAATTCTGAAGTGTACAACTTTGGAAAATTATAATTCGTCTCCGGATATTTTTTCGATACAATTTCATTGGCGTGTGCATAAATATCATTTACCATTTTAAATTCAAGAGGAAGCTCTTTAATTTTCTTTTCAAAATTTGGAAGTTCCTCAAATCCTGAATCAATCTGAATAACAGCATATTTTTTCTTAATATCAGTAAATTGCAATTCTCCTTTCATTATTTTTCCTTCGAACACATGCGAGCACTTATATTTTTTCTCTAGATCAGCACTTATTATTGAAGAATAATGCCCAGCTGTGCTTAAAAAATTTCTATCATAAAAAAACTTAAATGGTAGAGTGTATTTTGTCCAAATGCTATCTTTAAACCTTGGATTTTCTTCAGTGAAATTAGTTTCGACTCCGGATAATGGAATTTCAAAATTTTCGGTTACAACTTTATCTTTCATCATCTAAAATTTTAAATTCTAGTTCCATACATAAAGTATTATCTTCACCTTTAAGTTCATTTTTTTTACCAATTGGAAAGGCTTTGAAACGCTTTCCTTCAGAATAAATAAAACAAAGTCTACTAGATAAAATATCATCTATTAATGGAATTTCTTCTTTTAAGATCCAACCCGTATTCACAGTCAAAGGTCTTGATCTATCTGTGTCAAACTTTTCTTCAGAAAATTCTTTTGATTCGCCAACAAGATGCTCGAGTTCTGTAGCAGGATTAAGATATCCTGATGCACTAAACCATTCGAAAACTAAATTTTGATTCTCCCATTCAATATGAATAGTATTTTCTGGATCTGGCAGAGGAATGAAAGTCATTTCATTCGCTTCAATTAAATTTGTTTTTAGTATATCTTTAAATTCACTTCTGAGAAAAGTAAATTGATCAACTGTCAATTTTGTTAGATTGACAGGTTTTGGAGTTTTATATTGTTGAAACAGCTTATTAATGACATCTTTATCACTCATTCTATCTACATTAAGTTTTAAAATACTGTCTGAATAAGTAGATCGAATATTATGATCAGTAAACAGAGGGAAAAACTTTGGTTTCCTGCCTGGAGCAAAATAAATATTATTGACAGTAAATGTAGAAATAAGCTGATCCTGATCATTTAATTCTTCAAAGCTCATATTGACTAGAGCTAAGTCATACTGATAAATCGGATCCAAAGAATTAACTAAATTTTTAGCCTTAATAAAAAAATCGTTTATTTCATCCCCTGGATAGAACTCAGTTTTTCCCTTAAAAAAAGGAATTGTATATTTTTGATTTTCTTGATAAGTTTCACCAAAGCCTTTCATATACATATCCAAAGTCATTCTTACATAAGTTGAATTTGCAACTGTTTTAGTAATTGTAACTTTATTTTTATCTTTAGCAAAATAGTACAAAGAGCCCGTAAAGTCATGTTTTATAGACTCAATCACGCTAATACTTACAAGCACTTTTTTTATTACCATTCCAGATGTTATTAAAACTTCCCCGGAATAGTTACCAATTGAAAGCGTTGATGCATTTACAGTTGTTATTTTCAAATTTCCATTTAAAATAACTGCTGATTCAATGAAAGAAGGAATTGTATCTACTGAAATAACTAAATTGTTAGGATTTGAAATATCAACTTCGAAAGATTTTACTTCAGATAAATTTTTTTGTAGCGAGAAATTTAATGATGTTGGATTTATATAAAACTGTGTTGCATCATTAATTACCGTTAGATTCACGGCTACATTTTTTGTATATGAACCAATCTGTAAAGTCACAGTTGCGGAGTAATTACCAACTGCTTTACTCTGAAGAACTGAGTTATTCTGAAAAGTTAAATGTCGCTGAGAATTCACAGACTCCTGCAGTATATTTAAAAAAGGCTCAGAAGCTGTTACGATTAATGGATCATTTACAAAAGCAATAATTTTTAAATCTCCAGACAATGATTGATCTGCTTTATTATAGTTTAAATTATAAAGAGTTTTATCCGTTGGAATACCTGTACCTGCCTGAACTGTAATTGATATTTCAGTATAAAATGACTCTAAAAAATTTTCCAGGTTATTTTCTAAACCATAAGCTTCAATTACCACAGGAATTACATGAGTCCCTGCAGATAAATTATCCAAGTTCTGGAAATTGCAAAATATCCTTTCAGTAATTAAATTTGTTTGGTTAAATGTGTCACCTACTAGTTTGTTAGAAGAAATACTTGCGAAATCGATAGAATTTATATTTTTCTTAAGTTTAAAACGAAAATCCGTGTAATTACTATAAACAAACTCTAGCTCGGGAAATGTGATATCCTGAAATAATTGTCCCGGTGCAACTGTACCCATTTGCCATACTTTATTTAATTGAGAAGGAGTAATTTTCCAGTCCCTTATGGGAACCTCTGTTTGCGCAGAAATAAGACTACACAATGAGCCTCCACCTTGACCTGGAGGACAAACGGTATAATATTGAGTTACAGTTTTGGTTCTGATTGGCATAAGTATGGGATTTTGTTTTTGTATAATTTTTTAGTTTTGTCGGTATTCCTTTCCATATAGTTCCAAATTTCAATAGCAAAATTTTGGAGGTAAATAATAAGTCTCTCGGGTCGTTCCTCTATGGTTTTAGCCATCGGTAATAAAATATCCTTATTTCTGATGAGTTTTTGAAAACCAAGCATTGAGATTATAAAATCTATATCTTTAATTTTGTATTCCTCAGTAAGATCACCATTAAGTATTTTTGAAACTGATCCTACCAGATAGAGATTTTCGCCAGTGATTTCTTTGACATTTTCAACCAGGATATCACAATACTCGTTTAATACCGGCACTTCAAAAATCTCGAGTTTTTTAAAGTTATTTTCGTGCATTTCTACTTTCTATTTGATCGCTTTTTTTAACAGCAGTTTTTATTAATTTTCCATTCTTTTCATTAGCGATCATGTAGGCGATAATTCCTTCATCATCTAATTTTTTAAGCAAAACCAAAAGTTCCTGAAGCACATTATTGTTTTGCATCATGTATTCTGAGTTTTGAGTATTAGGAGTGATGGAAACTGTATCAGTTGTTGTATTTTTTACAAGTCCACCTTCAGCATAACCTTTATTATTACCTTGTCTGACGCTTTCCAAATAGTCAATTACTTTAGCATGTCGAGGATGTTCTACCATCCATTGTGGAGCAACCCATTCCTTAGCATGAACTACACCTGCAGGAACAGCTCCGGTTTCATCTGGAGAACCGAAGCCGGTTCCAGTGTGGCCACCTTTAAAAAAGCTCGGCTTATCAGGAAGAGGAGTACTCATTACTGTTCCTAACTGGATTGCTCCTAAAGTCCCGATTACAACAGCAGCTATTGTTCCTCCAATCGGACCAAGTTGACTGTAAGCTTGCATAATTGCCAATGATGTACTTGCTACAATTTCAGCAACTTTGAGAGCTCTCTCAACTTTTGCTTGTTTGTATGATATTTCAGCTTTTTTATTCGCGGTTTCCGCCTCAATTAATTGAACTTTTTTATTATATTCAGTCTGACTAATAATACCTTCATTTAATTGTCTTAGAAGCTCTTTTTTCTTGTTTGAATTATCCTTCTCAAATTTTGACATTTCACGATTAGCAAGATTCTGCTGCAGTTGGGAAAAACTTTGAAAAGCGCTTGATAGAGCCTGTACAACCATTTTTACAGCCTCAATTTTTCCTTTTGTTGTATCAAGATTTTTCCAAGCGGTTTCCCAATCTTTGGCAGAAAATCCTAGAATATCTACTTTTTCTTTTTCGGAATTATTCTCTTCAGTAACCTTCTTTTTATCAGCTTCATCGCCGCCCTTCATTGCCGATTTAACTGCAGTGATTCTGATATTTAATTCATCAAGATCTTTCTTTAGTTTTGCAGTAGCTTCTGAAGATAGTGAGGGATCATTAATAAGCTGATTTAGAAGTTTTTTTTGCTCATCCAGCATTTTCATCTGGGAATCTAAGTAAGCTCGGTCAGCATTTTCTCTAAGAGCCTTTTTAGCATCTTCTAACGTTGTTATGCTCTTTAATTCAAGTTCTGTAAGCTTAAGATAATGCATCTGAGATAACGCCTCTTTCGCCTGATCCATTGAAGAAATATTATTGATCATTTCTTCAGATGAATTCCTTTCAAGATCTATCTTTGACTGTAATTTTTCTACCTTTTTTTCAAAGCTTAAAGTCTCCCATTTTTCTTCTATGCGAAGCAGATTAAAGCCATGAGTTTGCCATATTTGATCTTCTATTTCCGCATTAATATTTATTAGATTCTGCCTTTTTTTGTTGGTAGTATTTAATTCAGATATAGCGCTATCAAATATTTTTGTAGCTTCTGGTGATTTTGTTTCTTTTTTATCTCGCTGAAGCTTTTTGATTTCATCTTCAGATTTTTGAATTTGATTTTTGATTTCAGTGTTTTGTTGAGAAATTTCAGACTTTCTGTTTTCGTAATCTTGAAGTTCTAAATTCCACTCTTTCTCTTTACTTTCCTGAAGTATTTTGAATTCTTCGTCTTTTTTAGTTTTTTCGAGCTCTAAAAATTTTTTATCTGCTTCAGCTTTTGCTTCAAGCGATTTATTGTAAGCTTCACGAGCTTTTTCTAAATCATCATCTTTTTTCTTCTCAAGATTTTTATCTTTTTTCGCTTCAGGAACAACAATATTTTGAGGTACAATATTTCCAGTCGGAGTTTCAGCCGTTGATAATTTTACAATCTCATCACTTAGTTCCTTAGCATCATCGTTAAGACTTTGGATTGCCTCCATTCTTTTTTCATAGACATATCCAAAACTTTCCATCATGCTTTTTGCATATTCATCACCACCTTTTCTACGCCATATTTCGAATTGCTTTCTCTGACTTTTATCGAGTTTTTTTATTTCCGAAGGTGTTAAAAATGACATATTTCGATCAACCCAATTACCATTTGTTTTAACAAAATCTTTTATAGGAGTATCTTCTGTATCAATAATTTTTTCTTGTATTTCATCAAGTTTTTTATTTAAAACCTTAATTCTCGAATTTCTAATTAATGCATCCGTATATGCTTTTATCGCGTTGGTAGCTTCTTGTGTTTTGATATTTTCAAGCGTCAAATTGCCTAAATATTCAGGAGAAAGGGCATTTAATTTTTTGATTGCGTTCGCTTTTACTTCCTTAGAATAATTATCATTTCTAGCTATCTCAACTAAATTATTTAGTTCGTTTTTTTGAGAAATGATGCCTTTTTCAGATTCTTTGTTGATATCATTCAGCATTTTTTGTTTATCAGCTGCTTTATCAACCTCTTTTGAGAACATCGCGATGGCTACGACTGCTGCAGTAATAACCGCGACAAAAAGACCAATAAGATTAGATTTTGTTGCTATATTAAAAGCTCTCATAGCAATTGTAGCTCTAACAGTATTTCCCGTTACCAGAGCCTGAGCTGCAGCATATAAAAGTGATGCTGCTCTAGCTGTTGTGTCCCAAAATACTTTTGCTTTCTGAACTAAATTGTATATTAAAGTCTCACGAGTTACATTTTTAGTCGTCAAAACTAAAATTAAGAGAGCTGCGTTATAGCCAATTACAGCAGAAATAGCAACAATAAAAAGTTTGTAAAGAACTGATAATCGCTCTTTAAATATAATAATACCATCACCGGACTCGTCGGTCACACCAGTTAGCCAACCTACAGCTTGGATGAGACTTTCAAACTTATTGATTACGTTTGTTGAAGTGAACATATCACCGAACGCATTCTTGATTTTTTCAAGAATTGCCGGTGCATTATTATTTTTTTTATTGAATTCATCAGTTAAAGAGGTCATTTTATTCATCTCATCTCCGGCGGTCTCCATCGATTTTCTAAAGTCGTCAGTTCTATTAGCGGCAGCACCTATCACTTTTTGAACTTCCAATGAATTCAATTTTAAACTTTCGAAGATTTTAGAAGTCTCAGTTCCGGATACGCCTTTCATTCCGGCTGCAAATCGCAAGAAAAATTCTTCAGGTTTAGTGTTTAATAGTTTCGTAGCTTCAGAAACTGACATTTGCATTGAAATTGCAAAACCTTCAATATTTCCTCCAGCTGTAGTCAAAAAATTAGATACACCTGAAGAAGCGATTTGAGCATCAATACCTGATTCTTCGAAAGCAGCACCTAAACCTAAAACTTTATCAATTGCAGGTCGTAGTGCTTCCGGTAAATTTCCTAATCTTAGTGTGAAATTTGCGATGTTTCCTTCGCTAGCGGTTCCCTGAGCAGCCAAAGTATTAAGAGCAGAACCAACCTTATTAATTGCGTCTGCGTACGTTAATTCCTTTGTTCCGTTGAATAGCCCCTTAATTTTACCAAGCTGATCGACTACACCCTCAAGACCACCGTCGAAACTATCTCCTAAAGCGACATAAGCTTTGTCGACTTCCTGGACAAAATCTTTCATTTCCTCCAGAGGAACTCCCAAACGACCTCCAACTTCAGCAATTTTTAAACGCTCAAGCTTCGTTGTTCTGGTGTCCATCTCGTCAAATTGATTCCAAAGATTTTTTACCTGATCTGTAGACATCCCAGTAGTTTTTTCTACATCGGTCATTGCATCAGCTATTTTCAGAAGTTGATCTACAGTTTCTTTACCTTTTGAAATCATATTTTCAAAAAACATTGAAGCAGTATTCGCACTGAATACCTCTCTGAAGGTTTCACCAAAACTTAATAACCCATTACGAAATAAACCTAAAAAACCTCTTGATCTGTTAAGAGCGCCATCAAGATTATTGATTTCATTTCTTACTTCTGCAAAACGAGCTCTAGCTCTACTTAGTTGTTCTGCAGTCGCGTTAAATTCTCTAGTACCAACTGGAAGACGGCGAAGATCACGCTCTAAACTTCGAGTGATTCGCTGAACATTCTGAAATGTATTTTGAACTTGATTTCCGTTGATATATAGAACTCCGGTTGTGGAGATTGTGTTTCCTGCCATCTTGCTGTAAGAATTTGATGCAAGATGTAACTGGAGCATATTTTTTGAAAGGACATAAAAAAAGCACTAAATTTTAGTGCTAAATATTTTCTATTATTCTTCTAATATCAACCATAATCGCTTCTGATCTTATTCTTACAATTTCGTTCATCACAAATTCTTTAACGCCTGAAGCTTCAATGGCATCATCAATGAAGGGTTGTGCAGGCATTTTCATGACATGAGATTTAAAATTGTAAGTTGTCTCCTGGGGACTATGCCGGGTTCTGGTTCCGGCATCTCTCACCCCATCGACACCGAAATTTTGAATAAAGCCATGCTTTGCCATTTTAATACCTAAACTTCGCATGAAAAATTTTTGATTTCCAGATCTCAATGTGCCGTATTTTTTCAGTTTTGCTACCGATGTAGCATCTTTCAGGGAAGCTTCATCTTCTTTTCTGTTTACATGATCGGCAAATGATGATGTTTTACTTCTGAGTGCAGACTCTAACATTTGTTCAGCTTTATCAGCGACTTCACTTTCGTTATTATACATATATTGAATTTTGCACTAAAATAAAAACTCCGGAAAATCCTGTAAAGGACTCCGGAGTAGGAATTGTTTTGTAACACTGTAAACCATTTGGTTTTTAATTTATTACAAACTTTTTGAAAAATGTAACATCTGAAAATAACATTTGAATAAAAGTGTAAAGCTAGAAATCTGCTATTCTTTCGTATAAATTCCAGACTAAAATACGCCCAATTTCTTTTTCTTCATATTCGGGTAAAATACCTCTTAACTTATTTCCTTTAACCGTTTGAATGGTTTCTGTCAAAATTTTCTGAGAGTGCTTAAAGCTTTGTTCTTTCAGAACATCAAACACATCATGTTCGGTGATGGGTTGGTTTGGAATTATGCCCTTGAACCAGCTAAGAACCTGTGAAGTCTGCATCTGAATATTACTTCCTTCTGGAGTAGGAGAGTAATAGTGTAAAATCAGATCAATCATTGTTTGTTTATAATCATCCATGCGCTTCAGGTTTTAAAATTTCCATTAAAGATTTAAATTTAGTTGGATTTCTATTAATTACATGATACAAAGAGACAAGATTTGTAAGATGATTTTTTATTAATTTTTCATGATTCTCAACAATGTCATTGTCGATTCCTAAGTTAACAATTACTTCATTCAAATCAGCTCTTAATTCTGCACTTGAATTCATAATGTCATAAAAATCCTCTAACCAGTATGCGAAGGCTGCATTAAATTGCTTTGCCATGACCTTCATATTTTTCGTTAAATTTTTTGATCATGTTCACATAAGCGAGGTCGAAAGTAGGACCGAAAGCGAAAGCTTTTCTTTTAGTGGTGTAAGAACTGAATGTGCATTTTACAATACCGGCTTCCATGTAAGTGGAGGAGACTGTGCCATTATTCTGTTTAAGAAAATCAAAATTCTTTGCTAGAACTGGTTTTTCAGTTAATATTCTGGATTTTCTTCTTTGCCCTAAAAACATACTGAAGCTTCTGTTTTTAGTTGTTTTGATTGGGTTTCGCATTTTATATTTATTTAAAAATTGTTTTCAAATAAACCAAGTAAAAAAAAAGTCTTGATTTTCTTGGTAGTCGCGAAACCCAATCATCCGAAGAAGATATCCAATACTCATCAAGACCTAAGTCTTATTTTTATCGTAAAAAAGTTAGTTGAAGATTTTTAGGACTTCTTCAGGTCAACTGGGTTTCGCTGTAGCAAAGATATATAAAAAAAACAATCTGCAAAATTTATTGCAGACTGTTTTTAATTTTACCAATCTTCTTTTGTCAAAATAGGCTTTTCCATCGAAGATTTTAATTCTTGAATCAATGGCTTTATTCGTTCATCAATTGAATTTCTTAACTCATTTGTGACTTTAATTTTATAGCTTTTCGGACCTCCCGCTAAAAGACCAGTCATGGTCGGAAGAGTTTCTTCATTCGTAATTAAACCATAATTTACAGTATTGCCAGAATGTGTGAAATTGGTAATGTCATATTTATACCTTCCATCTTTACAAGCAATTGTAATATCAAAAGTAATATAACCTTCACGAGCTGCAGAGCCTGAGAATATTTTGCTTTTGTAGGGCATATTTCCTCTTCCTACTAAAATATTATTTTCCGAATCATCCAAAATTATAACTTCTTTTGGATTTTTAAAAGAGTGAGTAAACCACATTTTCGCACTTGCAAAGAGTGATTTAGGAGATTTTTGTGAATCCTCTACTTTTACAACTTCAGAAAAAGTATATGTTTCTTGAGCTTTTACAATTGTTGTCAGAGCTAGAAATAAAATTAAGAATAGTGTTTTCATGATTTTTTATATTTTGAGAGATATACGGCTGAAATTGTAGCCATTTTTTTTACATCGATAGATGTGTCTCCGGCTTCTATGATGTGCTTTAAAATTGCAAGTTCTTTGACAGAGTGAGCCCTTTTTAAAGTAATTAAAGCTGTACCGATCTGGTGTAGATTGTCATCACTTTCTGACAGTTTATATTTACTTAAAACCATTCTCATTAATGGTTTTATTTCATTCTTGGAAGGGAAACCATCGAACTCGGTAGACATTAATGTATATGGATCTACTTTAATCATATTAATATTTTGGGCAAAGATAATTATTTAGAATTGTTTAATTTTACGGTTTTCCTTATTCACAAGATTCTAAATCTTTCCAGTCTGCAAAATCTACCTTCAAAGGCTGCTTATTTTTTAAATTAAATAAAACATCAACTCCAAAATCACCAGCAGATAATTCTACCGGCTTAATCTCGACAGAATCTTTCAGAAATGCATTGTATAAAAAGTGATCTGAATTAAACGATTCATATCTCATTCTTGCTAATATTTTCACAGCTAATTGTTCAGCATCATGAATTGCCTGATATTGTGCATCAAGATCTCCAGGTTTAATTTTATTGAACATGATAGCAAAACCGATTTTTCTTACAGCAACTGAGTTTTCATTTTGTCCATCAAAACCTAATGTATATCGAAAAAGTGCCAAAACCGGCGACTTCAATCCTTTTACGGATGATTTTTTAGAACTCCATTCTCTTTCAAAAAATCCAACAAAATCATTAAGAAATGTTGATTGCATTACTAAGTTTTCAAAGTAATTCTTTACTTGTAGGTAACTATTTTCGTTCATTTGCTTGTGCTTTGGCTCTGTGATATAAAATACTTTCTGATAATACGCTTAAAAACTCGTAAACACGAACTTTATTGACATCTTGTTTTTTTCCTAAAGGCTGAAGTTCATCCATAGACATCCCGATAATTATTTTATCGAATGGAATAAACTGATCATCTTTTTTAGTGAAAACAGGCTGCAGTTTTTTTTCTTCAGATTCTTTTTTTGCTTTTGGAAAAACAACAGGAAATGTCTTTGAAATTTCATTCCGGGTAAACAAATAAGCAAGAGCAATCGCTTCCATCTGCTTTACCGGAATTTTTCTTGTGATGGCATCCACAGCTGAGATATCTAAATCATCATAGTCTTCCTTGATCCTGTACAATGAAGCAACAAGACGCTTTAAATTAAGCTTTGTTCGATCTTTATTCCAAAAATAAAAGTAGGTGTCAATTGCATTGAATTGTCTAACAGTAATGTCTCCAATTGCATCAGCAGGTTTTATAAGCCCTGGTATTTCTGGGAAAGAAAAATAATCTGCAGTATCTTTGATGAAAGTGGTATATTTTCCTAATTCCGATATCGGAACGTTTCTCCGGAGTTTATCCCACTTATAAATATCAGAACTTAAATTTGATTTTTGATAGATGATTATAATCATCTGAAAGTAAGCTTCTGAGAAGTTTTCAACTGGAGTATTTAAATATAGGTGAGCAATCTCCTGAAGCTGCCAATCGTTAAGATCATTCCAGGATTTTGCAATTTCAATATATTCTGCCATTGCATTATTTTTGCTGCAATATGAATTAAAATTTATGTTATGAAAAGGACAATAAAGTTAGTATATGAACCAATTGAAGAACGGTATTTAGTAATTTACGCGACTGATAATTTATGTTATTGCTACAAAATTGATAACGTTAATCCTCCAATGTTATCCAGGGTTTTTGAAGTTGGCTACAACCCTTTTAAAAAAGAGATTATAATTGATGAGATGAGCGTATTTGCTAAAGAAGAGATGAAAAAGCTTAACGGTGGATTTTAATAAAAAAAGTCCTGATAATTCAGGACTTTTGAGCTATAATATATCCTAAGTGGAAAAGGGTATTTGCACCATGCAATTCCCGTATTATTTTAATTTTTTTTTCTACAGAGCTCAAACTATTTGGCTTAACATTTAATAGTTTAAGTTTTTCAGAGATTTCTTTTTGGTTGAAACCTTTTTTTAAGTTCTCAATAATAAAGTCATTTACATTTTCCATATTCCAAAAGTAGAAACGGAATTTTAACTTTAAAAAAGGATTCCCATAAAATGAAGAATTAGATTAAAATAAATCATCATACTTTTTCAGAATTTTGGCGAGACCCTTTCCAATAATTTCTTTTTTATTTACAATATTTTCAACAGCTCCAGTTCCTGTGATGAAATCAACTTCAACCAAAACCGAAATTCCAGATCCAAGATTTAGAATTCCAATTCGGGAATGCTGAGAGTTATTTTCTGGCTTTACTCCACGATTTTTTATTCCTAAAGTTTGAGATAAAAATTCATTAACCTCATTCGCCATTTTGTAAGAGCAAGAATTTTTGTCTGCAAAATCTTTTTTATTGACATAACATTCAACGCCACGCGTTGTATTATTTACTGCAGCATTCAAATGAATATCAAAAATAACGGAGCCCGAAGCCGGTTTTATCCTAGTTTGATACTGTTTATTTGTTTCCCAGTCTTTATCTACAATAATGTCTTTGTCCGCACTTTGATTAACGATAGAATCACGTATAATTCTAGTAATATCAGCTTCTTTGTAGCCATTAGATACAGCTCCCGGATCTTCATTATTATGTCCTGCAGAAACGTACGTTCTTAACGGTGAAAATTGTATCATTCTTATTTGTCAAAAATTGATTTTACAGCCCACATCTTTGCGGTTTCTAAATTTGTGATAGCTACAGCTCTCGATCTTGGATCTAGATCAGTGTCATCATTCAGATCTTTCTTAAGCTCTTCGAATTTCCTTTCAAATTCAGCTTTTCTTTCTAATAGTGATTTCATTCTTTTATTGTTTGTTAATTATACTTAAATACCAATTACTTTTTTTTAACCAGTTCCAAAGCCACCGCAATATTTCCCGGATCATAAACCCGGCAAATAAAATAGAATACCAGGGATAAGCATCTTTATGCTTATCAGAATATCTGGTAACTGATTTATAAGTAGTTTGTGATTTATAAGTTACATGAGACCAATAGGTAGTAATGATATTGGTTTCAATTTTTCTTACAACTTCTTTCTTTTCCGATTTCTTTTCAAAATTTAGTTCCGCATTCGTAGTTCCGTGAAAGAGCTGCCCATCTGAAGTAAAATTGAAAAATGAATTTTGCCCATTTACCGGTTTAACAGAAATATTGTATCCATCATTAACGATCCGGATTGAAGCATTTTCAAAAGTCCGGATGTTCGAATTTCCTCCGGAAGATTCTTTAAGATCTGTTTTTTCAGTATCTTCAGAAGTTGAAGTCAATTTGTTTTTTTTCATTGATCCACATGAGATCAGTAAAAAACTAAGCAGCGCTGTTAAGATCGTTTTCATCGTTTAATTTTTCGATTTTTTTAATTTTCATGTTTAAAATTTTCGTCAGCGTAACAGCTGCGGGGATTTCCATTTTTGCCATATTTTCAGCGATGCTCAAAAGAATAAAGATTCCAATTGTGAGGACAAAAGTGTAGTGTATTGCTGCTACAGTTCCGACAGCCATGTCTTTTATCCATTCTGGAGTGATCGCTGAAGTTTCCAGTCCTCTCTTAAAAGTATTGGTAAGGAAGATCACGGAGAACATCACAAATGGTTTAAAGATTCCTCTGAAGAACCGGTCACTTTCAAACTTTCCATCGAGATAGACAAGATTTGCGTACAGACCTACTAGCAGATCGATCAAACTTCCGGCTGCAAAGAATACCCACAGCAACATCGAAATGCCACTGTGAGTTTCAATAAATCCCGAGAAGATTCCGAAAGTAAGTGAGCTTGCAAAAATACTTCCGAATAATGGATGGTACTTTCCAAAAAAATCTTCAATATTCAGGAATCCCATTAGTTGAAGAATATATTTTATTGTTATGTTGTTCATTTTAAATTATAATTTCCAAATAGAATCTAAATAAGTGATTCTTTGTGTTAATATCTCCATAATTCTGTCAGTATTGTGCAAACCTGTGTTTGTATAAGGAAAGGCATTGACTCCCCAAAGTGTCAATTGATTTTTATAGTTTGTTTCCCCAATAGTTCCAGGAATCTCACTATATATCGAATAGAGATTGTTTAGATCGATAATTCCAATATTCCTTAACTCTGTGTACCGTGTGCGTATACGTGAAAGTAACGCAGGATAAATCTTTGTGGGAAAAAAAGTACCTCGCCAATTCAATGCGCCGTTACCTCCATAGGCGCCGTTACCTAGACCCGCCGTGTTATCTAAATCCGTCACGCCAAGGCTCCATTTGCTTCCCCAGAAGAATAAGTTTAAATTGTTCATATAGTAGTCCCAATTACTCACGACCTGATTTAATATGATAACATCTACCCAATTCTCTATGTTAATTATGTTAGGGGCTGTTGCCTCGAAGTTTATAGACCCATCATTAATACCTGTGCACCAATTAAAGAAATTGTTAATGTGACTCATTACAGTAGCATCGTTTATCACGCCGTTTTCCTGATAGCCTGAAATTTTTGGGCTTTTTAGCTCCCAATATTGAGGGTCAAAGCCTGTGTGTATTGAATACTCAACACTATTGGAATTAGCGAGATAGATATTTGTTTTTAGAGCGTCATTCATTCGGAAATTTCCGTTTTCTCTCCTTTGTCGCCATATATATAAGCCAAAGAAACTACCATTTCTGTTTAATTGGATTGGAAAACCTCTTAACGTCATGTTTGCGTCCTCGCCAAAATTAGACGTGTTGGAATCGCTTGTGGCATTGTATTGTGGGAAATCTGAAACTAAAGATTTCGGGAAAGGTCGAGATTTGAAAATCTGACTTAACAAATTAGCCGCAGAAATATCTCTCGATACAATTACCGCATCACTTGAACCGTAGCCTTTTAAATGAAAGCTACTATCTAAATTCCAATCACCTATTTTTATTTTAAGTGTCGAACCAGCATCATTTATAAATTTAACCGCATAATTTAGCTTATTAGCATTTACACTGCTACTGCCTTGTATCTTGCATTCGATATTACATTTAAAAATAAGTACCGAGCCGTTATACATTTCTAAAACCATATCGGTTTTTGCGCGTGCAGGCGATATATCTGTCGGTAAAGTACCGATTAAATTTACTACTGGTAAAAAATCTTTCGGTTTTTCAAGATAAATTACGGTCTGATTACCTATAGGCTTAACAGTACTTACGCTATTGATAGCGCTAAGTACAGAATCTTCCGATACTCCTACTTCTTTAATTAATTGAACTGAAGCGGTTGAGTTTTCAAAATTTTCAAAATTCGACCACCCTATTAAGGCTGTTTTTGAGTTAGGCGGCAGATCAAAAAATTCAGACGTGAAGGCGTGAGGTGCAGACGTGTGCTCGTTAGCTAATAAACTCACATAACTATTATCTGTTTTTTTAATTAAAATTGACGAATACAGGGAAGGATCTGCCGCGACTGCTCGAGCCGCCATATACTTTAATTTATCATACCCGACTACCGATATTTCAGAATATCTCGATTCTGTTCCAGCCTGTATAGTCCCATCGTTTTTTATAAATCCAAATTGAGTATTAGGTAAATTAACATTCTCAACGTCGTAACCTTTCGCAAAGCTATAAAGAACATTATTCAAAGTCTCTAAGGATTGCAAATCAGCCGTTACTACTCTTTTAAATACATTTACTTTTCCGTAAACCTCCATCGAGATATTACCGTTTATTTCTGTGCCGGAGATATTGTAGTATCTCCCTCCCGTACCATCTTTGAAAAAAAGCGTAGCCGTAGAGTTTAAAGTGCTAAAACCTATTAGATCATTTGGCAACATATCAAAATCAACATCTATATCATTCCAACCTGCAACTAAAGATGTACTAATTATGTTTGATACCGCGTCATTTCGCATATAAGTAAACACTCCAGTACCAGCACTTTGCGCTTTAAACCTAATTTTTAAAAGTTTTTCTAATTTTTCGGCTTTATATGTAAATACACTTACGCCGTCACCTGATGGGATGAATTGCGAAAAGTCAATACCTGTAAGGTCGTCAGAAAGTATATCCGTGCCAGTTTGAGGATATACTTCAGCTTTGTTATTAAATTCATCTTCACTAAAGTCTGTGCCGCCAATTTTGACCCATTTGTCACTTACGCCGGGTACATCGGTTGAAGTAGCCGTTTGACCATCGGTGACAATCCAGTGAATGTTATTGTCAATGCATTGTGTTCCCTCCAACGCAGGAAATAGTAAATCTTCAAAGAATGGTATATTTCCATCAGAGCCATTTTTCACTTCGAAAGTAGTTGATAGAGATCCATCAGTAAAGCTAATTGTATAAGTATCTATTAATCCTGCAGATGAAGTTTTTTGTATACTGTCAATTGATTTGAACGGAAACGAAATTTCAGATTTTTCCCAGTTAATTCCATCATACGACAAAATATTCAAGTTTTTAGGTTCGAAAATAAAACCTCCATTATTAGTATATTCACCAGCAGAAGCAATAAACCATCTACCTATTCCAGGAGTAACGGAGATTGTATCATTAGGATTTACCACTCCTCCATAGGATGAAGTAAGCTTCGTGTCGTCAGGAATAATATTAGCAATTGATGTCAAAATCAAATTCATGACTTGACCGGTAATTTCTTGCACGCCATTTGTAGTTATATACTCGTTAATAGCTGCAATAAGTTGTTGTTTATCCATTTTTAAGGTGAGAGTTTATTTTTAAAAAAATCGTTGTTAAAATCGTTGTTGAAATCTCCAGGCTGAGCTAAATGATTAATTGATGAATTGTACAAAAAGACCGGTGAATTGCAATTTATACCAATAGCAGCTCCGGAAATATCTGCATACTTTTTTCCTGTACCTGTCTCAGATGTATCTATAAAAGCTCTATTGCGTCTGTGACCAATTTGCCAGTTCTGGCCAGATGTATCTTGAATAAAAAATACAAAAGGAATATTTTTTCCTCTTTCAAGAAATCCTAGAATTGCTGGTAAAAAACCTAATATATATATCGAAAGATTTGTTTTCGTCTTTTTTCGACCTGCATTTCCTGCGATCACAGCTTTTAATTCATTTTCGTCTATCAAAATATCTATGTAACTAAGCTTCCTGTTTTTTCGCATCAGAATCTCATCTTTTATAATTATTTCTGATTCAAAACTTCCTGAAGGAATAGGAAGTGGAGTAGTAAAAAAGAATTCTTCCGGAGCATAAAATAATTTACATTTTACTCCAGAATTGTATTCGCGTAAATACGAATATTTTATGTCTTGAAAGTTAACCATTACTCCACAAAAAAACCGATATCTCTATCGGTTCAAAAGGACGTCTTATGTTAAATAAATTCCTGAAGATTTTGCCTGAATTTTACGATCTGCTATCGGTCCAGAATAACATGGAAATTCGTCAATATGATTTTTTATGTAATCGGTGATCACTTTTACAGTTGAATCTCCAAGCTTTAAAAATTGTTTTCCGGACATCGCTTTCTCATCTAAGCTCAGAACCTGGGATTTTTGCCATGGTAATTCCTCGTATTGTATTGCTACAGCATTTTGAAGAAAAACGAAATTAGGCAGTAATGAGGCATAGTAAAGTGAATAATAAACGTTCGCTTGTTTTAAAACTTTGTATAAATTAGGTTTTGTTTTAATCTGAGCTAAACAATCTGGCTGAATTTTATCTAAAATGTTTAGTGCATAGGCTTGTTCTAAAAAACTCTGCAGTAATGAAAAAACTTTTGGCGAATTTTTTATAGAATAAATATTTTCAAATTCATTGGGAGTTTTAATATCGCCAGAAACATTTTCAAAAAAAGGAATCCTCTGTTTTAACGCTTCTAAAAACGAAAGTTTAGTGATTGCTTCAGAAAATAATTTATCGGCAAATTTCAGCAACGACAAGCCCAAATCCCGAACGTCCCACCATGGTGCAGACTTTGTTTTATCTTCATTAATTAGTTGAACACCATAATTGGTGATATGAACTTTAATTTTTGGTATTGAAAAAACGAAAGAGTAGTGTGTAGCTGCTTTCGTAAGTAATCTGAAAATTTCTTTTTCCATTTCTAACTCAGATTCTTTTAAATCCAAATAAACATCAATTGGGATAATTTCAAATATTTCTCCAAATCCAAGTTCTTGATCAACGAGATCCCAATCAAAATTTTGTGGTAAAATAAAATAATTTTGAATCTCATCTTTTGAAATATAATGTTCCATATTTTCGGCGCAGTTTTCTGCATAAGTTTTTTGTTAATTAACTACTTTTTCTTGTCCGTTTTTATTTTTATCCAATGTGGTGAGATTGATGTTAGGAAATTTTCCAAAAACAGTAGGATCCCATGAGTTCCAAAACTTAATGTTTTCAAAAATCTGAAGCGTTCTGATTTGTTTGATTGGAAGTTTTGCGCAAAGAATTGTCCAGGCTTCACGTTTATCGGATCCGGAACCGGATAATGTCTTTCCTCCGAATGCTCCACCCGTGATAAGACACGGATCAACACCCATTGCTGTTAGAAGTTCATAGTTCGCTGCCGAACTGTCAAGAAGAAAATCTCCATTACCCTGAGGCTGCTTAATCTCATCGATCTGAATACCTTTAATCTCTTTTCCGTTTTCATCCCGAAAGAATGGAGAAATGATTGATTTTCCACCGCCTTTAGAACCTTTCAATTCAGAATCAATTAAGTCAACAAGTTCTTGACGTTTTTTTTGTTTTTCATCGGCGGAAAAAGCGTCCCAGTCTTCCTGATAAATGTGTTTAAAGTAATCGTCTGCAACATGAATCAGATATTTTACACTGAGTTGCTGCTCAAACATTGCTTTTTTAAAGGCAGGAATCGCCAGAACTACATCAACCCATCCATTTTTAAATGAAGCGTGCCATCCAACAGACGGATATGATTTTTCAATTAAAAGAGTGTCGATAACAGGAATTGTAAATCTGACAATTCCTGTTAGTTTACAAAAAGTTTTGATTTCATCGATTGGAATATTTGCTCCAAAGCATGGAATTACTGCAGTATTTTCTGCCTTGTAATTTCCCCAGTCAGTATTAACACCGATATTATTCATTACCCCATTATTGTCAGGAACCTGAAAACGAACTTCAGCAGCTTTTAATCTTCGTACTGAAATAATCTTATCTCCGTTAGGCGATAACAAATACTCCGGAAAAGCTATTCTAAACGTTTCATAATCTGTGACAATTTCAGAGTTAAATATGTCAAATTTTGTACGGTAATAAAAAGCGGAAATCTCTGGAAAAGAGCTCACTAATCTTTCTTTAAAAATTATTGCCTCCTCTGTTTCCTGACCTTGATACAATCTAAAGCCAGTGCCAAAGTGAGCTGCTGTCAAAACTTCAAGACCACCTACTGCAACGCCGGTCATTTTTAATTTTGCAGCGAACTCTTGCGGATACAAATTATTATCACCCCAGGGCAACCATTGATTATCAATAAGGCTTTCCGTATTGGTGATTTTAAGATTTGAATGTTGCGGTTCGCCTTTTACTTTATTAAAAAATATTGCCGTCTGATTAGAGCGCCCTCCAACGGAATAAATTCCCTGAGAAATTTCCATAGTTAAACGACATCAACGCCGTTGAATTTAATGATGAATAAAATGTGAATTTTCTTTATACCTTCATTCGTTTTAAGATTCCGGGTACGGTTTGCAAAATGATTAGGATTTTTAAAATCAGTATTTTGAGATAAGCGAATAAGCCCAGGCTTTTTTGGGGGTTGCATAAGTACAGCATTTTCATAAGTGATTAATCGACCACCGGATTTATTTTGACTGTTGTAGGTTCTGACAGTAATATCGAAAGGAATGGGATTTTTGTGTTCATCCAATTTCTTCATTTCCGTGAGAACATCACTCAAAAGCATCTCATTTTGCATACTGCGAATATGAAGCTGCAGCATGACGAAATAAAGGACATACATTCGTAGCGGTTTTTTACATATCCGTTTCTCATGCTAAAAAAAATAAGACGTTGAAATTCAGTTTTTTGACTTTTGAGATTAATCGTAATTTCTCATATTCTGAGGTTGACCCACACAGTCGCCTTATACCTTTCTACAATTGCAGTTTACGATTTTTACGAAATATGCCAGGGCAAAATATTGAAAATACCCCTCACAGGTCGTATAAAGCCGATTTTGCTGAACACCTTAGTATTAAGTATCAGGGGTGCTTTGGTATGTCACCGACATCGATGCCGGTGACATAAAAAAACCTGCATTGTGCAGGCTTATTTTAGTATTAGGTTGGTAACAGGGAATGATGAATGTCTACGAAGGTCAATCAAATGCCAGAACTGCCAGAATAAACAGTAGTCAAGTGTATCACTGAAGTGAGTTGCATGTTCCTGAAGAGTAGTGGTGCTTCGCTCAGAGCCTTTATCTTTTTCAAATGCATCATTACCTTTCAGAGGTGCATTCTCCATTGAGATAATAAGGTTAGGACAGTTATCACTATTGATTCTTACAGATGGCAGCATCACATTTGTTTCAGATAAGATCGCATTGATAAGCTTATACTTGTCAGCATGAGCTGGGTTGTTTTTGTTTGGTGTTTTATTAATTACTTTCCATCCGGCCTTTCGTAGCTTATTCATAACATCCTCGGCCAATGTGGTCTTGGAGTTGGCCTCCTTCTTATTTCCATACTTATCGTAGTACATGTGGATTTCGTTACAGCTAGACTTATGATGTTCATAGTAGTCAATAAAGTCTTGCACTAACTCATCCAGGATATCCGGATTCTTCCGGAAGAATTCTTTGATGAAGTTGATCCGGTTCATAGACTTAAGATACTGCGATACAGTAAGACAGTTAATCTTTCCTCCAAAGTCTAAGTTCACCTGCAATGGTTGACCACGGACTAGATCGTCATCATATCTTGAGCTAGGCTTGAATGTTTCAGTTAATTCCAGACCAACTAACTTGATATTATATTTGTAATTATAATAATGAATAGTCGGCTTCAGCTGAGCATAAAATCCATCCTGCACACCAATCGGATCTATATTAAGAATCTCGGCTTTAAACAATGTTTTAGATAAAGCTTCTTTCTCCATATCATCAATCCAACCATCTTTCAAGTTCTGAGCATTGACATAAGCATTAGCTTTGATAAACAAATGTTTTTTCAGATGAACCGGAATATTGTTTCTGCATTCTTCCAGATGAAGTTTCTCTCTATGATGGATCCACTCACCCCTTTTTGTCATTGGAACAGACGTTACAAATATTTGCGCGTGTAACATCGGTCTGTTTTCGAATATAGCCTTCTTTGCTCTGTTTGTAGTGATAACGTTATTGTAGAGACGCTCATAAGTTAGTAGCGCGGCTTCATCACCGATTACCCAATATGCATTGATACCACGCCCTGAATCTTTGTTGTCCAGTGATACCATAACTGCAATTGTACCATTGCTGAAGTGGATGACATTTCCCCATGAGTCTGGAGCCTGGAAGGGCATCTCGAATCCTAAGTCTTTACCACATCGGCCTACAACGTAATCAATACCTTCGTACAGACCAAACATCTCCATTCCTTCTTTGGTAGATGGAAGAGTTCTTGTCTTGATCTGCACAAAGGTTTCACCCACAATTACGCCGGTTGAGCGCGGCAACCATTTTACTGCAGTCTTGATAGCATCTCCTAAAATTGTAGACTTTCCGGTTCCCCTGGCCGCCTTGACCGTGATGTTTGGAATCTTGTAAGTGTTGATAGCAAGATCAACAGCTCCCTGCATTAAATTAAGTTCAATCTCCCGGATTGGAAGATTGTATTTTGAAAAATTACTCATCCTGTTCGGCTTCTTCTACATTTTCATTAACATCTTTCCAAGTCACATCTTCTGGTCCGATTTTATTAAAATCGACCACACCTCCTTCAAACATTGCTTTAAGAATATTGTTCGAGCCTCTTGGAAGATTTAGTTTATAGACTGAAGCTTCAAGTTTTTTAGGGTCAACTGTAGCTTCCTTGTGATCGAAATCAAACA